ATAGATATCAAAGCATTTGAAGAAGTACCTATACACCATACAAAAATAATACATAAGACGGAGATAATGTGATCAGTAGAAAATTATTCGGGCCTCCGGGAACAGGGAAAACAACTAAGCTTTTAAATTATGTGAAAACATTTTTAAAACTAGGTACACCTATTGACAAGATAGGATACTTTGCATTTACAACTAAAGCTGCAAACGAAGCTGTTGAAAGAATGTTAGATTATCATACAGCATTAGAGAAAAAAGATTTAAAATATTTTAGGACCCTACACTCACTAGCATTTACACGACTTGGTCTAAAGAAATCAGAAGTATTACAAGACGAACATTACGAAGATATAGGTAGACAACTAGGTATAGAAATGACTGTCTATTCTAATGGCCAGGAAACAACAGGATTTGTAGATTCTAATAGCGAATACTTTAATCTGATTAATGCAGCTAGGATCAAAGAGATATCAATAGAAGATGAATACAATACAGATATGTATTCACAAGAGATGAATAAGCAATTGTTACAAATTATTTCAGATGAATTACAGAACTACAAAGACTCATATAAACTAGTAGATTTTACGGACATGATTGAGAGATTTAATGTGTCCGAATTGTGTCCAAAGTTTGACGTAGCTTTTATAGATGAAGCACAAGATCTATCACCAATACAATGGAAAATGGTAGAGATTATCAAGAAAAACAGCAAATATGTTATATTAGCAGGCGATGATGATCAAGCAATTTATGGCTGGGCAGGCGCAGATGTAAAAAAATTTCAGCAAGAAATTTCAAAGAAAGACATAATTTTGCCACAATCTTACAGGGTTCCACAGTCAGTACAGAACATAGCAAATCAGATATTAGACAGAATACCTGACCTAAAAAGAGTGCGTAAACAATGGAAAGCAAGAGATGAGAAGGGAAATGTAGAGTATATTACAGATATTGATGGGTTGCCATTACACCAGGGACAATGGCTTATACTTGCAAGATACAACGACAGACTTACAAAACTTATGCCAGATCTAAAAGATCGAGGTGTTTACTTCCAATATAAAAACAGAAAAAGTTATAAAGTATCTTTGTTTAGAACCATTCTAAACTATATTCGATGGCAAAAAGGTGAGTTGTTATCTCTGTCTGAAGTAAAAGATGTTTTAGAATGTGCAAATAGTAATTTAAAACCAACAGAAGAAAAGATGTATGACCTATCAGAACTTACATTTTCAAAAGATATAGAGTGGTTTGATGAATTTAATGTAGACTATGAAGAATGTCTATACATACGAGAAATGTTACGTATGGGTGAAAAATTATCTAAAGATGCAAGAGTAAAATTATCTACAATGCACGCAGCAAAAGGTGGTGAGGCAGATAATGTTTTATTAATTTTAGATAATACAAAAACAATCAGAGAATCAGCTGAAAAAAATGAAGACAAAGCTGATGAAGAAAACAGAGTGTGGTACGTAGGTGTAACAAGGACCAAACAAAACCTTTACATCATGTCAGCACGTAAGGAGGATAGAGGTTATGACATCGAAAGTTTGGGATAAGCAGCACGGCGGGAGTCACTATCAGAAATATAAAATTCAACCCAGTAAGTTTGTAGTGGAGAATGAGTTGTTATATCCTGAAGGTTGTGCTATAAAATATATTATTAGACATCGTGATAAAGGAAAGAAACAAGATCTATTGAAAGCTATACATTTTATAGAAATGATAATTGAAAGGGACTACAATGAAAATTCCTAAGTTCGAAGCACAAACAGAATGGAATATTCCTACAGAATTTCCTGACTTACGACAAGTAGATGAGATTGCAATTGACCTGGAGACAAAAGATCCAGATTTAATTAAAAGAGGATCTGGTTCTGTAATTGGTAATGGTGAAGTTATAGGTATCGCTGTTGCAACAAAACATTACAAAGGATACTTTCCTATTGCTCACGAAGGTGGTGGCAACATGGATAGAAAGAGAGTCTTATCTTGGCTCAAAGATATATTAGAAGCACCATCAACAAAAGTTTTTCACAACGCAATCTATGATGTGTGTTGGTTAAAAGCTATGGGTTTTAAAATCAATGGTGACATAGCCTGCACAATGATAGCTGCAGCTGTGACTGATGAAAATAGATTTAGATATGATCTCAATAGTTTATCGTGGCATTACCTGGGTTATGGTAAAAACGAAGCTGCATTAGCAGAAGCTGCATCTGAATGGGGTATCAATCCTAAATCAGAAATGTACAAACTACCATCAATGCATGTTGGTGCATACGCAGAACGTGACGCTGAAGTTACATTAGGACTTTGGCAAGAAATGAAAAAAGAAATTATCAATCAAGATCTTGAAGATATATTTGATCTAGAGTCTGATCTGTTTCATTGTTTGGTTGACATGAGATTCAAAGGTGTACGTGTAGATACAGAACGTGCATACCAGATGAAAAAAGAAATGAAGAAAGCAGAACAAGAATTATTACATAAGATAAAAGGTGAAACAAATATTGATACGCAGATCTGGGCAGCTAGATCTATTGCAAATGTATTTGATATGTTGAGACTAGAATATCCAAGAACAGAAAAAACTGCAGCACCAAGTTTTACAAAAAACTTTTTACAAGAACACAAACACCCTGTAGTAAATATGATTGCACAGGCAAGAGAAATAAACAAAGCACACACAACTTTTATAGATTCTATTTTACGTCACGAACACAAGGGTAGAATACATGCAGAGATAAACCAGTTAAGAAATGCAGGTGGTGGTACAGTTACAGGTAGGTTCTCTTACCAGAACCCTAATCTGCAGCAAATTCCTGCCAGAAACAAGGATCTTGGACCTAAGATAAGGTCATTATTTATACCCGAGGAGGGCCATACATGGGGTGTATTTGACTATTCTCAGCAAGAGCCTAGGCTGGTAGTGCATTATGCTTCTTTGTACAAATTACCCTCTGTTAACGATGTAGTAGATTCCTATCAAACAGATGCTAACTCAGACTTTCACCAGACCGTAGCAGATATGGCTGACATACCTAGATCACAAGCTAAAACAATTAACCTTGGATTATTCTATGGTATGGGTAAAGCTAAGCTGCAAGCAGAGCTAGGAGTAACTAAAGAAAAAGCAGCAGATCTATTTAATCAGTATCATGCTAAGGTCCCTTTTGTTAAACAGCTTATGGACAAGGCATCTAACAGAGCTCAGGACAGAGGTCAGATAAGAACTCTGCTGGGTAGACTGTGCAGGTTTCATCTATGGGAACCTAATAGTTTTGGTATGCATAAGGCCATGACACACGAAGATGCACTCAGGGAACACGGACCAGGGATTAAGAGAGCTTATACATACAAAGCATTGAACAAATTAATTCAAGGTAGCGCAGCTGACATGACTAAGAAAGCAATGTTAGAATTATACAAAGAAGGTATCATACCACACATACAGATTCATGATGAACTTGATCTATCCATTGAGAATGACGCACAAGCTAAAAAGGTAATTGAAATTATGGAGCATGCTGTTACACTAGAGGTACCCAATAAAGTAGACTATGAATCAGGAAAAAATTGGGGTGAGATAAATGATTAATTATGGCTTACTTAAATGCAAACGTACCAGTAACTTATGCGCAAATTAGAAGAGAGTACCTGTATGATATGCAAAAGCATCACGGAGAAGTTGAAGACTGTGTTGTCTTTGGTCTTAGCGCTATTACAGGTCGCGCTGTTTTATTCCATGCAATTATGGAGAATGGCGCTGTCTTTTATCGTCTCCCGATTTCTGCCTTCATACAGAGAGGTTTTAGACCGGAAGATGTTCCTCAACGTAGACTTGATGAACTTCAGTTATGGAATTGTTTTAGTTATTATCCTGCTGTTACTAGTTGGGATATTTTAGACGGACAAGCCGGTAAGTATATCGGAAAAGATAAGAAATGGCACCCAGGAAAATATTTATTTACAGTTGACTTTGCACATCCAGAGTCTAATATACTTGACACTGATCATTCCGAGATCCCGCACGAACATAAGTGCGCACACATAATGGCCTTAGATGATGGCAATTATGCAGCACAACCTAACAATAGAATTATATGGGACATACCTTCGTTTACTGTGAAGGATAATATTCCTGATTGGAAGGTTCAAACTAACGAATGGAATGTAGAAGACAGTAGTCAGTGGCGAACAGAAGATACTGATAAATTTTTCTACGAAATTGAGGAGAAGAAAAAATGATAGATAGAATTAAAAGCAGAGCACTGCACGTATGGCAAAACCACAAAGTATGTGTGGTTATAGTTGCTGTACTTGTTGTAGCTTACATAGTTAAGTAATGAACTTAGCAGATTTATTAAAGAAAAATATAGTAATGGTTCCGGTTGTGGCATCAGTCCTAGTCGGAACTTTTACTGGTGTTAGATATATTGTAAATCTTACAGACACTATCAATTCAAACCAACAACAAATTGTAGATCTTAAAAGAGATTTAAAAGTTGCAGAAGATAAAATTGTAGATCAAAACACAAGACTAACTTCTGCAGAATCTACGTGGCAGATGGCAGAAAATTTATATAGACAACTAGCAGACCAAGTCAGAGAACATGACTATGATATTAAGGATTTAAACAGGTAATGTATGGAGGTTCTCAGGATGAATTATTATTTTACAGGATTAATTATTCTAGCTCTTACAATCTTAGCATTGTTTGTAGAACCTGCGTATCCTAGAAACGAATATCTTAATGAGTATGGTGTAAGATGTGGTGAAATGGAAATAAGCACAGAAAGAAGAGACACTGATTATAATTATAGTGATAGTAATACACATGAAGATCAATACCTTAGATTTACTTACAGAAAATATTTAGGTACAGACTGTAAGACATCAAAAGAAAACGTAGCAATCAAACAACAATTAGAATTAATGAAGATGTGTGGTAGAGTTAATAGTAATCCTAGTCTAGCACTTAATGAAAACTTTGCTTTACTTGTATCAAAATGTAGAGGTGTAACTCCTGCACGAGATAATACTAGACCATCTGATTCACAAAGTCTTTGGGATGATATGAAAGATGACTATAAAAAAGAGAACCCAGAACTTAATTTAATGGGAGATAAGTTTATAGAGCCCTCTAAAAGCAAATTGAAAATGCCACCAAAAGATTATATACTACCATTACCAAAACCAAAAGATGACTAAACCATTAAAAATATCCGAAGAGGCTGCTGTGCAAATGCCTATGAAAACGGTTGCTAGTTTAATCGCAATGATCGCGGTCGGCACCTGGGCTTATTTCGGTATTCACGAAAAGCTCAATCAACACTCAACAAAGATAGAGTTGATGACAAAAGATTTAGAACAAAACTCAGAGTTTAGAATTAAATATCCACGTGGAGAACTTGGTCAGTCAAGTGGAGAGGCAGAATTATTTATGTTAGTAGAGCATATGTCAGGATTGATTGAGTCTATGGATGAAGAACTAAAGGGTATGAGAAATAATAAAATTAATATAGATTTTTTAAAAGAACAGGTATCTAAACTACAGATTGATGTAGAAAAATTAATTAGAAATGGTAATGGAGATCACTAATGGTAGAATTAGTTTTTGCACTTTTATTAATACAAGACCATAAAATTGTAGAGCATTTACATATGGACAGTCTTTCAAAATGTCTTAAAGCTAAACGTTATGCCATGAAGGACAAAAGTCCTGGTGATAGGGTTGTCTACAAATGCTTACAATCTAAAGCAAACGTAGAAATATATATGGGTGAAAAGAAAATTACTTCACTAATTCTTGACTAAAAATAATAAAATTGCTAAAAAATTAAAAGATAGACGTTATCACCAGCGTGTGATAAAAAATAAGAAAGCTTATGACAGGAAAAAAAATAATAAAGATTCATACAGAGATAGTTAATGGTGTTTGCTCTGAGTGTGAAGAGTATACAATGTTAGTCGGTATCACGAGAAAGTTTTATAGATGTATGAGCTGTGGTTCTGATCTAGAACAACATGTAAATGGTAAGATAAGTTATCTACCTACAATTACAGCTACAACACCTAAATCGAAAGTAGAAGAATATTTTAATGGCGAAGAAATCTAAAGGATTATACGCAAAAGTTGCACACGAACCTGTCTTTCACAAGACAAGCATAGGTAGAAATCCTAGTAAATGCAAAATGAATAAGTCGAAAAGACGTAGTTATAAGAAATATAAGGGCCAGGGAAAATAATTTATTTTTAGGGTTGACATTATTTTGTAGGATATTATATTAAATTTAGAAAGTGAGAATATAAATATGAAAAAGAAAAAAGTAAAACAACTAGAAGACTCAGCACCTTATGATAATTATCATACAAACGAGAATAGAGTGTATGTTTTTAACAATGTACTGTTTAATTTTAACATGTACATCAACGCAGATAATGCTGACGAGGCCTGTGAAAAGTTTGATCAATGTGGGTTTGCTCATAGAAGTCAATGGAAGATAATGGTAGAATTAGGTAGTCAACCAGCGGAGGGACCTCATGGCGAATAAACTAGACTGTACAGACAGAGCGTTTGATATCATGATGGAACATACTACATGGCGTAAACCTAAGCGTATGACTCCTAAACGTGAGAAAATGATAAACGAGTCTTGGAACAAGTGGAAAGTATATAGACAAGCATTAATAAATGCTAAACTATATGGTGGTTCTTCTTGGTCGGGTGATCGTAAATGGCCTAAAGTAGATATAAATACAAAGGATAAGTTTATTAAAACTATGTTGACACAACACAGTATCAGTCATACTTTTAGTATAACTTTGGAGCGATAATGAAAGATAAGATAATAACATTAAAACCTAATGGCATTACGCAGAAACAGTTTACTAATCTTGTATTAGAACTAAATATTATGCGTAAGGCCTGGAAACCTTATGGTGTCGATATAAATATACAGGCACCAGGGATCAAGAAAATAATAATGTGGGGGAATAAGTCGGGTGCACAATTATCAGACCAAGATAAATAATGGATCTTATAATTTTAAACGACGGATTATACCAACTGATACCGGTAACAACAAAAATGTTAGAGGGAATAGAATTAATAAGCGAAGTAGACTGTTTTGATATTTGTGACATACTCCGGTTGAAACTAACCGGCTATGTAGATGAATTAAATCTACATATTATGAACGATGGTAGTGGATCTATGATCGGTTGTATGTGTAGATAAACGATGATGAAAAGGACCTCCGTCCAT